AAATGCTTTCTGATAATGAAAAATTGGACTTTGAAAAATATAAATATTGCTCTAGTTATGGTAGGTTACTTTGTCATTTATATTTAATAAAAACTGGAACAATAAAGACTTTAAAAGAACCTGAATTTTATAACAAAAAAGGAGTGTAATTGAATGAAATTACGTGGAAAATTTTACAGCATTATTACTGGGGGAGTTTATAAAATTTTAAACATAAACTTTGAAAGTAGAAAAATAACAGGAATAAACAAAAATGAAGAATTAACTTTTGATTTTAATGATGTTATTTGGCTAGAGAGTACAGAAATAAAAGAAGGAAAAAAATTCATCTACACAGATGATTATGTTATCGCAAAAAAAGATAACACTATTATTATGACTGGAGTTGTAAAAAAGAGAGCTGATGGAACATTCGCATTAGTTAATAAAAAATCTGGTCAAGTTATGTCTTTATTACAGTTGCAATTTGAAGGAGCTAAATTAATTAATTTGCAAAATCATAAAATATATTTTGCAAGAAAAAATAATAAAACAAAAGAAAAATAGGAGGAGATTATGGGAGTCGTACTTGTAAAAAATAATAAAGGTGGAGTAGGTAAAAGCTGGATAGCATTACAATTAGCAGCTTACAAAGCTTTTCAAAATGAAAAAGTCTTGCTATTAACATCAGACTCTCAGAATAATGTTTTAAATTATTCTGGAATAAAAATTGAAGACACAAATAAAAAAGGGCTTGAAGATATGCTGGAAGGGAAGAATTATGAATTAACAAAATTAAGACCTAATTTATTTTTCTTACATCTTCAAGACTATAAGGTAAAAGGGAATCTTGATGAAAAGTTTAAGAAACAAATTAATAATCTAAAAAAAGAATTTGACCACATTATTATAGATGGTTCTCCAGTTATGAATTTGGATAATGTTTTTGTTGATGTAGCTGAACATATAATTGTTCCAACTTTCTTGGACTCAGTTACAACAAACTCTATTTTAAACTTATTAAAAAAAACGGATATATCTAAAATTAGAGCTGTCATCCCAAATAGAGTAGGAAGAACAAAAATAGAAAAAGATTTTTATACTTTTCTAAAAAATAAATTAACTCGTTCAGGAGTATTCTTATCTATTCCAATTAATCAATCTTCAATAATTTTGAAGCTAATTGAAAATGGTACTTTACTATGGGAAAGAAGGTCTCAAAAATTGGATGAAATAAAAAATGTTTTTGTAAAAGTTTGGAGGGAGATAGAAGATGAATAATGAAAATAATGTAATGAAAGCAGTTGAAGAAGCATTAGCTGGAAGCCAATTAAGAAAGTTTGATTTCGCTAGTTACGAAATTTCTGATGATGATAAAGCAAAAATTGAAGAACAAGAAGTAAAACTTCTTAATAGTTTTAGGAAATACAGAAATAATCTTTTTGATATATGTAGCTCTTTAGCAGAAGTAGCAAAATTATTAAAGCCTTCTGGAAGTTTTATGGCTTGGTATGAAAGTGCAGGACTTACAAAGGATATGGTCTCAGTTTTTTTAAAGCGTTGGGACTTATATCTTTGGCAACCTGATTATAAAGATAAAATATTTAGTTTGTCAGATCAGGCTATAAAAGTTTTATCTCATAATTCATTAGGTTTTGATGATGTTCAAGCAGTTTTAAGTACAGATGTTTTAAAAGTTAAAGAAATAAGAGAACTTCTAGCTCCACCAAAAGCAGAAGAAAAAGTTGAAGTTAAAGTTAAAGAGAAAAAATATTTTAATTTCAATAAAATTAAAAAAATGGAAAAAAGAGTTAAGAAGTTAAAAGATGAGGAAAAAGAGAAATATAAAAAAGAATTAACTGAATATATCAACAGTCTACAAAAACTTATGGAGGAACTATGATTATTGATAAAAAAATGCTAATAGAAAAAGCACAAGCAACAATAGACTATAATAACTCTCTTGTGGAAGATGATGCAGCAGTCGCTATGCTTGGAATTTCAAAAATTGTTAATTTAAAGAATGAAATAGAAGAACTTAAAGTTTTCATAAAGGTTTTAAATAGACTAGTCTAAAAAAGACTTTATCATTTTGCACTGCAAATAACTTGCTCGTGTTGATAAAGCCCCAAACCAGTTTTATTTTAACAGAAAGTTATTTGTAGTGTCAATATATTTTAGGAGGATAAGATGCTAGAAATAAGAAAAATAGAAATTATAAAAGATAAATTTAATATTTTTGGACACAAGATAAGTAGACCATTAGCATTTAAAGAAATCTATGGTATCAATCAACTTGGTGCCATAGATAGAGATGGATCATATTCAAGCTGGGATTTCACTGGAACAATAAATGAAGTTAATGAATATGAAAAGAGATGGTGTAGTAAAGGATCAAATGGTTTTGACTTTATAGGAGTAGAAGTTTTAAAAGGCTTTCAAGGTCAGTCAAAGTATTATGGTTGGATGTAAAGGAGAAATAATGTTACTAGACATAAAAAAAGTTGGAGAAAATTTTTACTTAGTTAATGGAGAATATACTGCAAGTAGTTTTAATGAAGCAGTTGTAATAGCTTATGAAAAGAAAGAAAAAATAAAAGGCTTTGAAGTAGATTATATGGGAAATAGCTTTTGGAAAAATTTAAAAAATAAATTGAATTTTCCATTTATAGTTTTGGAAAGCTGGATGTGATTTTATGAAAACAAATAAAAGAGATAAAAGTGGAAGATTAGTTTATACTCCTGAATTATTTAAAAATACTGGAAAACATTGGACTATTAATGAATTAATAGATTTAGTTGGTTATGATCAAACTATGAAAAGAGAGGAATTAGGATTAATGCTAGAAAGAACTCCTGGAACTTGTTCAAGTAAAATATCAAGATTAAAAAAGAATGGAGAATATGAATTTTATTTAAAAAAATTTAATAATAGAGGAAGGTAATATGGATATTTTAAAAATAGCTTTGGCTGCTCTTATGGCAGAGAAAGGTGTCAAGAATGAGGAAAGCAAAGAAAACAGAGAAAAGGGAAATAAAAATAAATGAAAAAAAAGAAATTGAAATAATCAGAAAGCCAATTGATGAAAAATTGGAGGCTACAAAATTTGCTACAACTCTGTTAAATATCTCAATTGTTTGTCAAAAACATAAAGAAGTTTGGGATAAAGAAATTAAAGAAAATGAAGGCTATATCAAATTTGATAAGTTCATGTTAATTAGTAAAACAAGGGCAGTTGCAGATAAAATATTTAATACTTATTTTGAGTCTGAAGATGAAGGAGAAGATGTTGAAAATAACTTATTTTATAGAGATGTGATTGGAAAACAAACTGAAAAATGTCTCAATGGAATTAGTGAAAAATTGATTTTAACTCTTGATGATATTAAACAAAGGCTTCCAGCTGGTTTCATGGGAACACTTGGTTCATGGGCTAGAATGGTAAAAGATTTAAATACTGCTAAAATGAGAGGAATTGCTAGAAAGATTGGAATTGATGAAAAAGAATTAAATAAATTATTTGATTTATCTAATAAATATATGAATTGGGTGTATCAAGATATAGCAATTCCTGAACTTTTATAGGAGGAGCAATGAAAATAAGAGTTAATCAATTTTTTGATAATGTTGATTGTCCTCGTGAGTTTACTTGTGCTCATTGTGGGACAAGAGTGTATGTTACAGATATAAAAGATAAAAGAGTAAAGTACTGTTCTGCTACTTGTGAAAAACAGTACTGGAGAGAAAAATCAAAACAGGATGCTGCTTATAAGAAAAGAGGCAGAGAAAAAACAATAGGGATGAGAAATTATAGTAAAAAAGAAATGGCTATTAAACTCTATAAAGAGAAAAAAGAAGCAGAAGAATTTGAATGGAAAGAAAGAGGTAAAAATGAGTAATGGCTAAAAAGAAATCTAAGACACATGAAATGTATGATGAAGTTGCAAGTTTTATAAAAAGTCAGTGTAATGACAATTTTACTTTAAAAACTTCTTTAAATGAAATTGCAGATAAAGTTTTAGAAATAGAAAAAATGTATTTTAAAAAGAAAAAATACGATATTAGACATGAAAATATAATAGAAATCATTTGTTATGAACTAGTTTTTAAAGCTAATAGAATAAGGTTAAGTTCTTTAAATTATTGGGACTTAGTAGAGATAATAAACAAATGGTTTTTTAAAGCAAAAATAGAATTAGTATCAATGGTAGACTCTCCTCATACAGGATATATGGATAATATAAAAGAAGTTTATCTAAAAGCTACACCAGGATTAGAAGAATTTGACAATTTAGTAAAAACTTATTTTGAACTTATAAGACTAAAAAATTCTGGACTTGATGTTAATAAGTTTTTAGAAGATACTTATAATCAATTATGTTCATATCCAAATAATTTCTATTTTAAGTCACCATATTTCTGTAACTTATTGACTGAAATTATTGTTGAAGCAGGAGAAAAAAAGGAGAAAAATGAAAAAAATAGAACTTGTTGATAATAAATTAAATGTTGAATTAAAACCAGGAGATATTATTTTATTAAAGTTTTTATATTGTGGAGAATATAAAACTACTAAATATAAATATATTATGGAATCTAAAACAAGTCCTGGAATGTATTTAATTCAAAGAATAGATGGAGATCAAACATTATCATTACATCTTGGAGTTTCAAAAAATTGGTTTGTTAGAAGAAGTAATGAAACATATCTTATGGAGGTGGAAGATATTGGAAAAGATTATTGAGATATACATGGAGTGTGGAGATTTTTATGAATCTGTTAGAAAAAGTGGTTTGCCAATACTGACTGCACATAAGATCTTATTAAGAAGTGGAATTTTAAAAATTCAAGATAAAATCAAATATGGAAGTGAAGCTGGAAAAAAAGGTGGAGAAGCTGAAGAATATTTTCAAAAATTAGTTCCTGAAGCTATTGATGCTAACAAATACTGGAAAAAGAATAATCCAATTTTTGACTTTAATTTCAAAGGACTTAATATTGATGTTAAATATAGTTCTATAACAGTAAGAAGTGAAAAAAATATAAATTGGTGGGTTAGAGCTAAAGGAACACAGGATATAACTGTAGCATTTTTAGAGAGAGAAAAAGGTAAAGCTTTAGATAAACCAAATATTTTACTTATACCACAACAATTTATAACACAAAAATGTATGATATATATTTCAAAAAATGGAGATTATTTTAAAATGTTCCAGGTAAAAGAACAAGATTTGGTAAAAGAATTAGAAGAATATGCAGATTTAAAGAAGAAAAAACTTATTTAAATAGGAGAGGGGATAAAAATGGATAATAAAGAAAACTTTGAAAGAAAAGAAGAAATAAAAGAAAAACTTGAAAAAATTGTAGAAAATCTGACTAAAAAAGCATTTGAAGAAGTTTTACTTGAACAATATTATGAAGTTGCAGAAAAATGTATAAATGAAAAACCTTATAATATTGAAAATCATTTGACTATGATAGGTTTTGCATTTGAAACAAATAAAATCATTTCTCTAATTAAAGATGAAAAAATAAAAGAAAAATATGACGAAAAAGGTCAAATGATATGGGATAAATGGCAGGAAAAAATTAAGAGTACTGTAAATGGCTTTGATTTAATGCAAGCCATAAATAAAACTATGGAAAAAGAAACTAAAAATTAGGAGGATAAAATGGAGGATAACTTAAACCTTTTTGGATTTGGACAGCTTCCTAAGAAAGAAATAGTTAGAGAAGCTTCAATCAAAAATATAGTAAAAAAAATACAAGATTTGGATCATAAATATAACTATGATGAAATATTCTTTGATTGGGTAAGATGTATGTTTTATACTTATGCAAATACTTGCAATAAAGTAGGGTATTCAGATAGGGAAGAAAAATTTAAAAGAATAGTAGATAAACATGGTAAAGAAGTAATTGAAGTTTTTCTTGAATGTCATGCTGAACTGGTAATGTTATTTGAAAAAGAAATAGATGATTACTTAGGCAAAATATATCATGAATTAGGTATTCACAATAAAATGAAAGGTCAATTTTTTACACCATTTCACCTTTCAAAACTTATGGCAGAAACAAGAGTTGATGAATTAATAAAAGAATTAAATTCAAAAAAAAGAATAAAAATAATTGATTCTGCATGTGGTTCAGGTTGTTTAATGCTAGGAATATTAGCAGTATTAAAAGAAAAAGGAATTAATTATCAAAAAAGGATTTTTATTAATTGTAGTGATTTAGATGAAAATACTATTCAAATGGCTTATGTTCAGTTGACTATTGTTGGAGCTAAAGCAAAATGTGAAAACAAAAATTCTTTAACAGGAGAAATATTTGGAAGATGGGATACATTTAACTATAGCATTAGTGGCAGTACAAGTTTAGATTTAGAGGTTGATTATGGAAGATATAAAGAATAGCATTATAAATCAAATAACTTTTGAAATTGATAAAACTAATGATTTTAATTCTGAAGATATTGAAAGAATAAAAAATATTATAATCATACAACTAAAAGATTATGATATTGTTTCAAAAAAATATGAAATAGTGATTTCAGATAGAACTAATGCAGAACTTTGGAAAAAATTCTTTTTAACAAAGAAAGCTGAAAATCTAAGCGATAAAAGTTTATTATATTATAAAAATTCTCTTGAATTATTTTCTCTTTTTGTAAAGAAATCTTTTTTAAAAGTTACTACAGATGATATTAGATTGTACTTAGCTGTAGAAAGAGAAAAGAACCAGCAGAAAGCTGTTTCAATAGATAATATTAGAAGAATTTTAAATTCCTTTTTTTCTTTTTTGAATGAAGAAGAATATATTTCTAATAATCCTGTAAAAAGAATTAAAAAAGTTAAAGGTCAAAAAACTGAAAAAACAGCATTTACACAATTAGAGTTAGAAAAACTTAGAATGGCTTGTGAAAACTCATTGGAAAAAGCAATAATGGAAGTACTTATATCTAGTGCTATTCGTGCAACAGAATTAGCTAATATAAAAATTAGAGATATTGATTTTGAAAAAAATGAAATAAAAATTGTTAGAAAAGGAAATAAAGAAGGGATTGCTTTTATGAGTACAATTGCTGCTCTTGCAATTAAAAAATACATCAGTGAGAGAGGAAATTATAATACTCCTTATTTATGGGTTGTTGATGGACTTATGTATAAGTGTTATAAAAATCAAATTCTAGGTAGTAAGATTGAGACTGAAGGATTTAGAAGAGTATTAAAATCAATTGCAACTAGAGCAAAAGTTGAAAATGTTCATCCTCATAGATTTAGAAGAACATTTGCAACAATGGCACTAAAAAAAGGAATGGATGTTGAAGAAATTCAACAAGTTTTGGGACATCAGAACATAAATACAACTATGATTTATGTTAATGTTGATAAATCCAGTGTAAAAGAAAAATATAAAAATATAGTTGGTGGTTAGAATGGAATCAATATCTTTAAAAAATGATACTTTTTTAAGAGATTATATAAAAAATAATCTTATGAAAAAACATAAGACATTAGGTCAGAGCTTACAAATAGATGTTTCAGATGTTAAAGAGTTACAAAAAGAATTGTTTTGTGAGTTATTTGATAATTATGGAATTTATGAAATAGATAAGGTAGCTAATGAAATGGGTTATCCATATGATAGTATATTTATAAAAAAAATGATTGAATGTGAAGCTGATAAAATTATTGAAGAAAGAAGAGATAAGGAGTTTGAACAACAATATATAATAGAACATTTACAAGAAAAATCTTCAGTCTTAGCTAAAAAATTATTTCTTTCAATAGAAGAAATAAGAGGAGTTAAAAAGAATTTTTTAGAAAACTTAATCTTATCAAATCCTTTATTACAATATTATAAATTGGCTGAAAAAGTAAAATGTACTTATTCAAAATTTGGCAGGATATGTAGAGAATGTAAAATAAACTTAATTGGTGACATAAAAATAGCAAGAGATAATTCTGTAAATTTAATTGAATTAAAATCAAAAATACAAGAAGGTTTTTCTTTTGATAAATTAAAAAAATATTTTGATTTAGGAGATGATAGACTTAAAAGAATTTTAAAACAAAATAAATTAGAACTTTTAAATCAAAGAAAAGTACTTCGTGAAGAAGATAAAGAAAACATAGTTATAGATTATAACAATGGAGTTTCTATAGCTCAAATAATGGAAAAATATCATACTAGTGAAAGTAGAATAAAAAAATTTTTAACTGCAAAATGTATTTTTGACAAAAAAAATTATGAATTAAATGATACTGAAATAGAATTTTTAAAAGAGAATGCTCCAAATATGACATTGAAAGAACTATCAATGAAACTAGGGAGAAAAGGAAGTACATTAAGAACAATCCTGGGAATTTTAAAAATAAAGTATAAAGCAAGAAACTGTAAAGGTGAACTTTGGGAATGGAAAGGTTTTAACTAATAGAAATAGGAGGAATTTAAAAATGAAAAATACACTAAATGATTTAAATAATTACTTATTTGCACAATTAGAAAGATTGGATGAAGAAGATATAAGTGAAGAAAAATTAAACTCTGGAATTATGAGAGCAAAAGCAATAGTTGGAGTAGCTTCTGCTATCATAAGTAATGCTGATGTTGCAATGCAAGCAATGAGAGTAAAAGAAGGTATAGCAACTAATGAAGGTATTAAGCTTCCAAAAATGTTAGAGGACTAAAATGAGAAGAAAATTTAAAACAGAAGAATTGGATTTTTTAAAAAGTTTCAATGGAACTAAAAATAGAAATGAGTTATTAGAATTATTCAATAATAATTTTGAAAAAATAACTTCAACACAGTTAGAGACTTTGCTCCATAG